CCGTGAATGAAAGCTGGCTCTACTATGAGGCCATTCTAACCGATGCTCTTAAGATCATCGAAAATGTACCTCTGTACATAAACAAGAATGCCACAGGCGTTCTCGGAAGGGTTAAAAATGCAACGGGGTCGCTCACTATTCAAGCTTGGATCTCGCTCCCCGCGTTGGTAGACCTCTCCGCTCTTTGCCATGACTGTGAAGATTGGGCGGAAGTTGGAGCTCTTCGGCTTGGACATCTGACGTTCGATATTTTTCAAATATCGATTTTTCTTATTGGGTTCCCAGGTAGATTTCGACTTAATGAAGTCGTGGACGGAGGTGATCTCGATCTCTTCTACAGGCCTCATGTTGGCAATCCAGGATTGTATGACTCCGAAAGAAAACATTTTGAAGTCATGGACAATCTTTGGGTCCGGGAGAATTCTATTAGAGTTGTGTCGATGGACGAAGGCGTAGTAGAGATTATCTACACTCTTGGAGTCAAACTCGTACTCTTGAATGAGCTATCCTTTCTTGTAGACACTGTAGCCAGTCTTGATCATGCTTTCTTTTCTTGGCATACCATAGGAGGGGTCTTGCTGTCTGATCGCAAGGCTCTAGTTGAATTGCCTCAGGGCCGCTGTATTGTGAGGCAGGGAGTGGAGAAGCTGAGGTGCTTCAACTGCTACTGTGACTGGGGATCTTTTCTCAAAGTAGTAGTCGAACTATATCTGAGGAGAGGGGATGAAAGTTTCTCGTGGTGGCTCAAAGCAGGTTTTCTTCTGAGGATAGAAGAGAGTTTCTGCAGGGAATCTCTTCAAGTCAAGGATCTTGTCTCTAGAGCCTAAATAATAATGATGGTTATAGAGGCCACCGAAGCAAGCACTTTCATATCGGAAGAACGATAAGATCCAGTACTTGAGCAGAGCGAGAAGAGAGGGAATTGGTTCCTAGGAGTGTCTCATATCCACCATATGGACGTACACCGAGTTCCTGGTGTAAACCTTGACACAGAGAGAGATGAAACAAGGTAAGAGAGAAATCCAAACATAGGGGACCACGAGGGAGAGAGGAAAGAGAATGAGAAGAACGACCAAGATCCAAGCAATCTGAGAAGAAGAGAGCCTTTGTACAACACGAACTGTGTACTCATGACTCTTCTGAGCCCTGATGAGAGCGATGTCTGTGAATGCTATCCCAGTGTCTTTCACTACTAGATCAAAAGTAGGTGCAGTGGCTGGTTTAG